GAGATATGAAAGAACCAAACCTTTATTTCTATCGACAAGACCCGAAGTACAATATGTAATTGAATCTTTTGTCATAGTGATAGTCTTTTGTGGACTACCATTAAATGAAAGATTATTTCCAGCAGCAGGTTCTGGTGTATAGATAAAGAACTCATCAATATCTGGAAACTCATATTTTAATGGAGAGTCTGGTTGACTTGCCATTAAAATTGGAGTATTTGATTTTACTGTCGCATTTTTTCTCAACTTACGAACATAACGCATCTTCATTGCGTCGATGTATCTAAGTTCTTTTATGCCATCCTCTGGTTTTTTGAGATCTATAACTTTGTGATAAAAAAGTCTTCCATCAACATACCAATTTCTATAAATCTCGTGCGCCTTATTATCAAAGTCTAATAACTCTAAAATGTATTTAAATTCTTCTCTTATTTTTCTTTTTATCCCGTCGCTTGCATTTAAATTTGATAATTCTATTTGAACAGGACTATCATTTGTATCTGAAACGATCGCTTCATTAACAATATCTTCAATGGCACTATCTACTTCTGGATGAAGTGCCATTTCACGATACCTTCTAAGAAGGTCATTCTCATTTTTATAAACACCTTCAAGATCTAAGTAAGATCCATAAAAACCAGCGCCAGATGTTGCATAATAGTCAACCCCGTCCGCATTATTAGGCGGAACGGGGGACTGTATATTTGGAGATTTACCTTCTCCTTCAATTGAAAATCCAAATAATCTAGACATTTATAGAAAAAAGAGCAGTTTTCTTACTGCTCTATTTATCCATTTAAATCAGGCGATAACTTGACCTGCTTCATCACCAGGATCACCAGCGGTCCAATATTGTACTTGGAACTCAACAGTGAACTCTTCGATGGTGTCACCAGTATCGTATGACAGATCAATCTGTGATACGTTTGTTGGGAAGATATCGTAGAAACGATATGATCTCAGTTTTGGTGAAGGTACGTTACCACCAGCACCAGCAGCATCAGTTCCATCACTGGTTGTTGAGAATCTACCAGCGTTGTAACCGCGACCTAACTGATACACATATGCATCAGACATGTATGAAGAAGGATTGGTAGCACCAGAAGCATTATCAAGCTTGCTGATTGCGTTCATCCATGCTTCAAACTGTGATCTGAGCAGGAAGTCTTCATCATTGATGATGGTTACTGTCCAGGTATCAAATGTGCGGTCTCCTGCAACTTTCAGAACACGACCTCTGAAAGGAACGTCAATTGGAGCGATGTTTGATGCTGGCAGAGCAGCTGCCTTGCAAAGGAAACGGAAAGTTTCCTGTTCTTGTGATCCCCAGGTTGCACCGTTCTCAGAAGTGAGAGCAGCGGTAGGGAATGCAGGGATGTCAACTTCGAAAAGATTAGGACGTGCGCCACCTCCTTGAAGTCTGGATTTGAAGTTTGAGATTGTTCTTAACGCCATTTTTAGGTTCCTCCGTTTTTAATGCGATTTATTTAATCTCAGATCAGACGAGACCAGCGACTTCATTGAAGCTGACGCCTGTTCTTGTAGCAACGAAAGTAAGTTCAACATAGTTGATAGACTTAACAGGCTTCAAGAAGATATCGGCACGGAATTCATTATTGTCGATGATATCTGGGGTGTTGTTTGACTCATCACAGATAACCAGGAAGTCATAAAGACCTCTCTTGGACTGGATGTCTCTGAGGAATGGTTCAACAATGTTCACGAAGTTTGCTCTTGTGATCTCATCGTTGAATTCGAAGAGTTGAGCATCTGCTGCTCTCTTCAATGCATCCTCAATGTAGAGGAACAGGCGACGAACATTGATTCTGTCGAATGCAGAAGCATATGTGAGACCAGTCTTGTCACCGAAGAGAAGAACACCAGTTCCAGGCTTATTGATAACTGGGTTAATTCTTCTTGGATAGAGAAGATCTCTTTGTGCCTTGGTTGGGTTGTATGCAAGTTTAACCGCGTTGAGGAGAACACCTCTTTGCTGTCCAGCAGGAGAGAACCATGGGAATGAATCTCTGGTTGTTCTTGCCATCAGACCAGCGATATCTCCGTTACATGGAACATAGCGGAAGGTATCGTTGAATCTGTCATAGACAAACTTGTAACCAGAATCAAACACTGCGTATGATGAAGATGTAACTGGCGCAAAGAAGTCGATGATGTTGTTTGTCTGCGTATTAGCGTCTGTAAGACCAACAACTGCTCCTCTGTATGGAGAAACTGTTGCAACACAATCTTGTCTTGTCTCAGCAATCGCGATCAGTTTATTTGCTTTTGCTTGGGACTCTTCCTTAGAAGCAAGACCAGGACCCATGATCAGGAAGTCAACGTCAACCTCGGAATCATCCAGGTACTTATCGTAAGCAGTTGAAAGATTTCCAAGAGTTGCAGTTAATGCACCAGTGGTTTCGAGATTCTCGTTTCCATCATAGTTCTTACCACCAAGTAGGGTGTAAGTAACGTTACCGAGAGCAGAGTAGGTTACGCTCTGAGCATTTTGTGCCCACAGACCATCTCCAACAGAAACTGGGGTAAATGCAGTTGCAAATCCAGTTGCTCTTGGGTTTGTCAGATGATATGCGTCACCTGCTTGTGATGCATTGTATCCAGCGAATACATACTCTGAATTGTCTGCAAGATAGTTCTTGTAGTAGATTCTTTGTGGTGAATTGACGTTGGAAACTGCATCCTTTGCCTTGGAGAGGAAGAGGTGCTTTTCAAGAATTGTTCCTTGGTTTCCAGTAATCTTTCCGTCATCGTCAACGACCACAACGTGAATCGCATCGTTCTTTCCACTTCTGTTGAGTGAATATGCGTTAGTTACTGGTTTTGGAGCAAGAGTCTTCCAGAAGACTGTGCTGTTGCTCAATCCAAGTGTTTGCTGATCGTACCAGTCAACTGCACTAGAAGCAGTGAAAGCACCAACACCAGTTCCAGTACCGTTGTCAGTACCAACACCAGCAGCGTTCATGAAGGTAAGAGTCTTACCTGAGAGAATTGATGCAGTTGCGTTTCCTTCTGCATAAGTGATTGCAGTTTCTGTGCCTGCGCTAGAAACACGGGAGGTAACCTTGACGGTGAATGAACTTCCTCCTGTTGCTGATGTTGTAACACCAGTGATGATTCCTTTCAGATAACCATTGAAGGTTGAAACTGATCCGCTAGAAGCAAGAGTTGAGTTGATTCCAACAGTAACACCGAAACCAATGGTGACACCAGCATCAGATGGACTTGTTGTGGTGATACCAATGATTTGGTCAGCAATGTCATCAATCTGACAAATCTTCAAGCTGTTTGCCCATGAACCAGGATCTTTCGCAGCATAAACAAAGTTTGTTGCTGATGTAAAGTTCTCAGTGTAGTCGTCGTAGCTTCTGATTTTAAGTGTGGTTGTTGATGCAATACCAACACCTGCGTTTGCGTTTTTCAGATCTGCATCATCAGCACGAACAACGTTAAGTACGCCGCCATATGCCAGATACGATGAAGCAGACATCCAGTATTCGAAGTGGCTGTCGGTGCCATATGGCTCTCCAAATACTTCAAGCAACTGAGCTTCGTTTTCTACGCTAGTTGGAACATTAACAGGACCTTTTTCAAATGGAGCAGCAATACCACCGATAGTTGGGTTGACATTATCAGCTCTTCCAACTGTTAAATCAACCTCCCTAATTCTTACACCAGGAGATAATTGAGGAGTAGCCATTCGTTTTTCTCCGTGACCTTAAAATTAACTAAAACTATTTATTAAAATGCTTTTTTGAATGGGGAAAAACTGCGTGAACATTTACCAGTCTGGATAATGCCAATAAACGTCCTCTCGTTGGCGTTTTTTTCTTCGTTGGTATTCTTGTTGGCGTTTATTGGTGATTCTTTGTATTGTGCATTCCTTACATTCATATGAGTAAGATGATGCTGTTGCTCCTCGGTCCTTTCTTGTTCTATAAAATCCATCAATTAAATTCTTCTCCTCTCCACAAACACGACATTTTCTCTCGTTTAGTAGAAGGTGTCCGAATTTAAATTGATCATCTAATTCCATTACATGTACTCCCACATGTAAGCCCTATCACCATATTCATCAACATACCAGCGATCACCGTCTCTATCTACAAAACTTTCATTATCGAGACCATCAGAGATAAATCCGAACGGTGCCATGTCCTGTTCAATTTGATTCTTTTGTTCTTCATAAATTCTTTTTCTTACGTCCTGATCTGTAAGTTCTTTGAAATAATCTTGGGCAACCAACCAGGCATAGATGACAAGACACATTGCAAGGTCATCATTACAACCATCTTCTGCTTCAAATGAATTATTCTTTTGAATAAAAGTAGTTAGTTCAGAAATAATCTCATAGTCATTGATAAAAAGTTTATCTTCC